TATTGATTTAAAATTTATTAATATTCTATCGTCTAGGCTAAGTAAATTCAAAAGAAAAAACGACCATTTATTTAACTTTAGATGCCCTCACTGTGGTGATTCACAGAAGAATAAAACAAAAGCAAGAGCCTATCTTTATAGAGTTAAGAACGATATGTTCTTTAAATGTCACAACTGTGGTATGGGCCAAAATCTGGCCAACTTCATTAAGTTTTTAGATGCTAAATTACATAGTGAATATACATTGGAAAGATATAAAGGTTCGGCACCAGCAACACCAGAACCAAAGTTTGATTTTAAACCACCAGTGTTTAAAGAGGTAAATATAATAGAAGATTTACCTACAATTGCAGATTTACCTGCTGCTCATCCTGCCAGAAAGTATGTTGTTAAAAGAAGAATACCAGAAAAGTATTTTGATGTATTATATTTAAGTATGGAGTTTATGTCTTTAGTTAACAAAATTAAACCAGATACATTTAATAATTTTACAGGTGAACATCCAAGATTGATAATACCTTTCTACGATACAACTGGTAATTTATTTGCATTTCAAGGTAGAGCCTTTGGTAATGAACAACCAAAATATTTAACTATTAAATTAGATGAGTCTAAACAAAAAATTTATGGTTTAGAAAGAGTTAATTTTCAAAAGCATATATACATAACAGAAGGCCCTATTGATAGTTTGTTTATAGATAATTGTTTGGCAGCTGCAGGTGCAGACTTGACATTGAAAACAAATCCTGATAATGTAACTTACATCTTTGATAATGAACCTCGTAATAAAGAAATAGTAAAACGTATGTACAAAATAATAGACAGCAATTATAATATTTTTATCTGGCCAGATGATACAAAATGCAAAGATATTAACGATTTAATTATATCTGGTAAGACAATTCCAGAGGTTCAAACTATTATAAGTAACAATACACACAATAAGTTATCCGCATTAAGTAAACTAAACACCTGGAAGAAATGTAGTATATGACAACTGAACAAATTTTAGTACAGAAAAGAAACTCCAGAGAAAAAGAACCTCTTAATATTGAAAAGATACATCAAATGGTGGAGTTTGCTTGTGAGGATATAACAGGCGTATCAGCTTCACAAGTTGAAATGAAAAGTGGTTTACAATTCTTTGATGGTATATCTACAGATCAGATACAACAAATTCTTATTAAGTCAGCTTCAGATTTAATTTCATTAGAAACACCTAACTATCAATACGTTGCCGCAAGATTATTATTATTCAGTTTAAGAAAAAGTATTTTTAGAAAACTTTGGGACCATCCACATTTATATGACCACACAAAAAAAGGTGTTGAGATAAAAGTTTATGATGCAGATATTTTAAAATTTTACGACAAGTCAGAATTTGATCGTATGAATATGTGGATAGACCACACAAGAGATTACAATTTTACATACGCTGGGTTAAGACAAGTAATAGACAAATACCTAGTACAAGATAGAAGTTCAGGAGAAGTTTACGAAACTCCTCAGTTTATGTATATGCTTATATCGGCAACGATATTTGCAAAATACCCAAAAGAAAAAAGGATGACTTATGTCAAAAAATATTATGATGCTATTTCAAGGTTTAAAATTAATATTCCGACTCCTGTTATGGCTGGTGTTAGGACTCCTGTTAAGCAGTATGCTAGTTGTGTTCTTGTTGATATTGATGATACTCTACCAAGTATATTTACTGGTGATATGGCTATCGGCCGTTATATTGCACAAAGGGCAGGCATTGGAATTAACGCAGGCCGCATACGAGGAATTAATTCACGTATACGAGGTGGCGAAGTTCAGCACACTGGTGTAATACCATTTCTTAAAAAGTTTGAGGCAACAGTTAAATGTTGTACACAAAACGGTGTAAGAGGTGGTAGTGCAACAGTTCACTTTCCTATATGGCACCAAGAAATATCCGATATATTAGTTTTAAAAAACAATAAAGGTTCAGAAGATAATAGAGTAAGAAAATTAGATTACTCAATTCAACTATCAAAATTATTTTATCAAAGATTTATTAATGATGAACAAATAACTTTATTCTCACCACACGAAGTACCAGATTTATATGAAGCTTGGGGTACTCCTAAATTTGATAAACTGTATGAAGAATACGAAAAGAAAACATCTATTAAAAAGAAAAAAATATCAGCACAAGAATTAATACAAAGTGTTTTAAAAGAACGTGCAGAAACAGGCCGTATCTATATTATGAATATAGATCATTGTAATACACACTCATCATTTAAAGATATAATTACAATGTCAAACCTTTGCCAAGAGATTACATTACCTACTAAACCATTACAACATATAGATGGTGATGGAGAGATTGCATTATGTATATTGTCAGCAATCAATTTAGGTATATTAAAAGATTTTGATGAATTAGAATCATTATGTGATCTATCAGTAAGATCGTTAGATGAAATTATAGATCACCAAGAATATCCAGTTAAAGCAGCAGAAGTATCAACTAAGGCCAGAAGAAGTTTAGGCATAGGTTATATTGGCCTAGCACATTATCTTGCAAGAGAAAAAGTAATGTACCACGAGAAGGCAGCTTGGAAATTAGTAGATGAATTAACAGAAGCATTCCAATACTATCTATTGAAAGCCAGCAATCAATTAGCAAAAGAAAAAGGTAAGTGTGAGTACTTTAATCGTACAAAATATTCTGATGGTATCTTACCAATTGATACCTATAAAAAAGAGGTAGACGAAATAGTTACTAGAAAACTATCATTTAATTGGGAGAAATTGAGGAAGGATATTGTTGAGACCGGCCTCCGACATAGCACACTCTCGGCTCAAATGCCATCAGAATCTTCAAGTGTTGTATCTAATGAAACAAATGGTATAGAACCACCACGAGATTATCTATCAATTAAGAAGTCTAAGAAAGGGCCATTAAAACAAATAGTGCCTAATTATAATCAATTAAAGAATTTTTATACTTTACTTTGGGATATGAAATCAAATGAAGGATATATAAATGTAGTCGCAGTGATGCAAAAGTATTTTGACCAAGCAATAAGTGGTAACTGGTCATATAATCCAGAAAATTATGAGAGTGGCCAAACGCCATTATCAGAAATGATTAACGACCTATTAACAACCTATAAGTATGGTTGGAAAACGTCTTATTACCAAAATACATATGATGGTAAGAGAGATGAGGATGAACCGGCACATCCAGTAGGTTTTAAAGACAACGTGCCAGAAACAATAACAAAGGAAGATGACGATTGCGAATCGTGTAAAATATAATTATGAGTAGGTCAGTTTTTAATAAAGCAAAAGGTTTAGATTTTACCAAAGCACAAATGTTTTTTGGTGATGATTTGGCCGTACAAAGGTATGATACGTTTAAGTATCCTATTTTTGATAAGTTAACACAACAACAATTAGGTTTCTTTTGGAGACCAGAAGAAGTATCGTTACAAAAAGATCGTAATGATTATCAAGAATTAAGACCAGAACAAAAAAATATATTTACATCTAATTTAAAATACCAAACAATGTTAGATAGCGTACAAGGACGTGGACCTTGTTTGGCATTTTTACCGTTCTGTTCTTTACCTGAATTAGAAGGCTGTATTGTAACTTGGGACTTTATGGAAACAATACACAGTAGGTCATATACATACATCATTAAAAATTTGTATGCAAATCCTGGTGAAATCTTTGACACAATTATAGAAGATAAGAAAATAGAAGAACGAGCTGAGTCTGTAACAAAATCTTATGATGACCTTATTGAAATGGGTTACAAGTATCAATTAACACCAGATAAAGTTGATATGTATGAATTGAAAACTAGATTATGGAAAGCATTAATCACAGTAAACATATTAGAAGGTTTAAGATTCTATGTATCGTTTGCTTGTAGTTTTGCTTTTGGTGAATTAAAACTATTAGAAGGTTCAGCAAAGATTATATCCTTCATTGCAAGAGATGAAAGTCAACATCTAGCAGTATCACAAAGAATAATTAATAACTATAAAGACGTAGAGAACGATAAGATGATGTTAAAGATTATTAAAGATACAGAAAAAGAAGTTTACAAAATGTATGATGATGCTGTAGCTTCAGAAAAACAATGGGCAACTTATTTGTTTTCACAAGGTTCAATGATAGGACTATCAGAAAAACTACTACACCAATTTGTAGAGTATATGGCCAATAGACGTATGAAGGCCATTGGTTTAAATCCTGTTTATGATACTAAGATAAATCCATTACCTTGGGTAGATCATTGGTTGAATAGTAAAGGTCAACAAAATGCTCCGCAAGAAACAGAAATAGAAAGTTATGTTATTGGTGGTATTCAACAAGACGTTAAAAAAGACCAATTTAAAAAGTTTAAACTATAATGATTACTAAACAAACAAAAACTTGTCCTTCCTGTCAAACTAAATATGTAATAGCGTGGAACAATGAGGTACACGAAATGAATCCAATTACGTGTCCATTTTGTAGTCACGAGATAGATGAGGAAGCAAGTGAAACAGACAACGATAGTTGGGATTGATTTTAGTTTAAACTCACCGGCCATTTGCGTGAGTGACGTTAGTCTTAAATTTGAAGATTGTAAATTCTTTTACTTAACAAGTAAGAAGAAACATATTGGCAATATGATGAAAAATATATTAGGTACTGAACACATTGAATATAAAAATCCTATAGAAAGATTTGCTAATCTATCTACTTGGGCATTATCAATTATAAACAAACTAACAAACCCTAAAATTTTCATTGAAGGCTATTCTTATGGTAGTAAAGGTCAAGCCGTATTTCAAATCGCAGAAAACGGTGGCATATTAAAGTATAGATTAAATCAATACGATTATAGAATATTAGTACCAAGTGTAATTAAAAAGTTTGCTACAGGTAAAGGTAATGCAGATAAAAAGATGATGTATGAACAGTTTACAAAAGATACTAATACAAATCTTATGAAAGCCTTTGATATACCTACACTTAACAATCCAATTACAGATATAGTTGATGCTTATTATATAGCCAAAAAAGGTTATTTTGAGAGTAGAATGTGTGGTACTAAATGAGAATAGCAATAGTCACAGCATTAAATAAATCTTTATACGATTACTATGCATTTAGATTTTTACAAAGTTACAACTGGCCATTTGATTGTTATATTTACCACGAAGGTTGGACACCAGAAAGCCGTAGTAACATAATATATAGAAACATATACGAAACAAATCCAACACTAAAAGACTTTATCGCAAGAAACGAAAAAAGAAATAAATATAGCACAGAAAAAAATGATACAAGTAAAATTATATTTGGTTTAGAATTTTTAAAAGACGCCATACGTTTTAGTTATAAAGTATATGCCAAAACTCATTTAATGATGGAGGGAAAATATGACTATGTAATATGGGTAGATGCTGATGTGGTTTTTACTAAAGCAATTACAGAAGAAGAACTGATACAAAAAATATTACCAATAGATTATACTATATGTTACTTAGATAGACCTGAACCACCAAGATATCCTGAATGTGGTTTTGTAGGTTATAATCTAACGAATAGACATACAAGAAACTTTGTAGAAAAATTAAGAGAATACTACGAATTAGATTTATTATTTAATGAAGAACAATGGCACGACAGTTACGTATGGAATAAAGTAAGAGAAAAGTATTTGTCAGGACAACCACAATATAATTTAACTGGCACAAGAAAAGATGGACACGTTTGGCCACACTCTAAATTGGCCGAATACACTACACATTTAAAAGGTAAAAAGAAAAAGGATAAAGGATACGATTTTATACAATAGATAAATAGATATTATGATAAACGTTTTTATAGGATACGACAGTAAAGAAAAGATAGCACATCACATACTATCAGAAAGTATATTAAGACACAGTACAAAACCTGTGGCCATTACACCGATATATTTACCAAATATTAAAGATGACTTTGTAAGAGAAAGAAACAATCTTTCATCAACAGAATTTTCTTTTAGTAGATTTATTATACCACACCTTATGAACTATCAAGGGTGGGCTTTGTTTATGGATTGTGATATGTTAATGATGGCTGATATTGCAGAACTATGGCGATTAAGAGATGACAAGTATGCTGTACAGGTTTCTAAACACGACTATACACCTAAAGATGAAACAAAATTTCTAGGTCAAGTACAAACAAAATATGCCAAAAAAAATTGGTCAAGTTTTATGTTAATGAATTGTAAGAAGTGTACTACATTGACACCTGATTATGTAAACAAGGCCAGTGGTTTAGAATTACACCAGTTTAAATGGTTAGAGAATGAAGAATTAATAGGTTCATTACCATTAGAATGGAACTGGTTGGTAGGTGAGTACCCTTATAAAAAGGATGTTAAAAACGTTCACTATACAGATGGTGGCCCCTATTTTAATGATTATAATACGTGTGACTATTCAAGTGATTGGTACAACATTTATACAAACACAGTTAAGATACAAATTCAAAAATGAAAACAGTAGCCATCTATTATAAAACAACAGCAGATTCATATAAGTCTTTATGGTGTTCATCTTTTGAAGAAGGAGTAAACAAGCATTCAGACGAATGGCAAGCTATACCTGTAAAAGATGGCTCAGTGATTGAATCAGATTACGCTTTTGTTTTCAATTATCAAATGTTTAATGATGCAAATAAACCTAATACATCTTTAAGACGTAGAGTAATAGATAAATTTGAACCTACTGGTAAAATATTTTATTCTGATGGTGATGTTTTAATTTCATATTGCGATTATAATAATGGCCAAGATAAAGAAGAAACAATAAGTGGATTAAGATATGTAAGAATACCCTATGGTCACGTACACCCATTAAAAGGTTGTAAATGGTTTATGGATCCAAATGCTAATATTGGCCGTTGGAATAAAATTAAATTAGACAGAAATATAGTTGTTAAAGATTATGATTTAAAAAATGGTGATTATATATTAATAAATTTAAATAGAGGTTCTGAAGGATATTCAGGTGAACAAAAAAATGCCGCAGATTTTGCTATAGAAACTACCAATACACTTAGACAATATACAGATAGGCCTATAATGATAAGATTGCACCGTGCTACAGGAAGTTATGGTATAAAAGATTTTGATAAACTATATGCTTGGTCTACAAGTGGTGTTGTAAAAGATGTAAGAATACAATCTAAACAACTTGTAAAAAAACATACACAAGAAGATGGTTACCCTCCTATATTAGAAGCAATAAGAAATTCTTATGCAGTGATTACGTTTGCTTCTTCATCAGCTTGTCCAGCAATTATAGAAGGCAAACCCGTATTTGTAACATCGCCTAATTGTTATTTTTATGATATGAGTGCTGGCCAATTATCAGATATTGAAAAACCAAATATAAACTTAAATAGAGAAAAATGGTTTATAAAGTATGCTAATACACATTTTAATACACTTGATTTATCTAGTGGTTATTTTTGGGATATTGCTAAACGTATGATATGATTCGTATATTTCAAAAAAACTTAGCAAAACCAGATAAAGTTATTCATTACTTTGCATTTCAAAATAAAAAATATAAGCCTATAAACAAAGACAATTTTGATTTAACAGATAAGACACCAGTTATCTTTAGAGGTATGGCTAAAAGCAGTTTAATTAAACAATGTGTTGATAATAATATTGATTTTTACTATATAGATACAGGATACATTAACCAAAAATTAAAAATTTGGCATAGATTTACTAAAAATAATTTTCAAGTATTAAATCATTTATCATATGATGAATTAACACAAAGAGTGAATATAAATAAACTTAAAAATAGATTTTTTGAAATAGTAAAAAAAAATTATAATAGTTTTAAACCAGAATTAAGAAAAAAAGGTGATAAGATTTTGATAACACCACCTACTAATAAAGTATTTAAACATTTTAATTATAACGTAGATAAATGGATAGCAGAAACATATAACAAAATTAAAAAAGTAACAGATAGAGAAATAGTTGTTAGATATAAACCAAAA